CGCAGGGCCTCCAAGGTTGGCGAGGTCTTGCGCCTGGTCAGGGGATGCTGTTTACGTTCGCGCCCCCGCGGCGAGCGACCTTCCATATGGGGCGCGTCGAGTTCCCTATCGACCTGGTCTTCGTTGACGCGAACGGCCGGGTCGGGAAGGTCGTTCACGGCGCGCAGCCAGGAGCACGTGAGCGGTGGTCGATGGACCGGTGCTCTGCCGTCGTGGAGGTGCCTGCGGGTACTTGCTCGACCTGGGGTGTTCGCACCGGCCTGGCTTCGTCCTACAACCCGACGGAGCACATCGTCATGGCGGGCGACGAGCACACTGCCGACGACGAGGTCGCGCCCGGCGATGAGGGCTACTACCAAGCGCCGGTCACACAGGAGCGACCGCCTGGGCGTGTGCAGCCAGGCGAGGTAGAGCGCGAGTCACCCAATCGCTTCGAGGACCGCAATCTCACCCCGTCCCCCGAGTCGATGGGGATGGGCGGTGATGTGACCTCTTGGAATGTCGGCAGCGACAGCACGCCCAGCAACTACAATGACGGCGGTGGCTTCGCGAATCATGACTGGCACGACTATCCTGACGGTGTGCCTGGCGCGGCTCCGGGCGGACCGGGCGGTAACGTGATGTCAGCTAGTCTGGCACGTCAGGCGAGCGCCAACGCCGCCTGGTACATGCAGCTGTTTGCGGAGAAGCTCCGTGACCAGTGGCGTACCGCCGGACCGCCGCTGCTCGAATGGCGGCCTGTTGCGGCTCGAGGCCTGAAGGTCGAAGCTGTCGAGGTTACCGCTGCGGACATTCAAGCGTGGATCCATCAGGCGGCGACCCAGGACCGCGCACTTCGGCGCTTGCGCCCTGACGTGGTCGAGGCGACCGCTGAGGCGTTCACCTCGTCTGTAGGGCTGCCGATGATCCAAGCTGCACTCGAAGCATCTGGGGCGGCTGATCGAGTCATGCTCACGGATGGTAGGATACTGATGCACCGCGGGGCAGACCCGCATAGGAGCGATAATGGACTTGCAAGCCAGCCTCTCTGAGATTAACCAGACCCCCGAGCAGGTCCGAGCGCGGCGCGCGCGGCGAGCTCGCCGAGAGCGCGAGGTCTACGGCCCGCTCCGCGCGGCGATCCAGGCGACAGTTCGGCGTGCCCCCAAGCGCGCCACCGAAGACGAGTTCGACTTCGGCGCGGCTTCACGCCGTCAGGCAGCAGACCCGACGCTGATGGGGAGACCTCCGATTGCGTCGCCTGAAGGCGCAGCGCTCTGGGGCGAAGAGGAGGGCGAGCGACCACTCAAGTCAAACCCGGCATCCGACTCGCCCTTTTCAGGGCCACAGCAGTGGTCAGCGCAGCTTAGTTCTACGATGCAGCGCGCTGAGGAAGCGCGCGTGGCACTACAAAATCTCGAAGCGACTGCGCGCGCAGGACGTAGCCCGCACACTGCCGAGGGACTACGCAGTCCGATGGCGCAGCTTGCAGCCGTAATCGACGAACTAACGCACGTCGCAACATCCCGAACAGGCCAAGGTCCCGAACTGCTCCGTGCAGAACAGGGCGTAGCCAGGGCGAGGCAGGAGCTTGATGCGCTCTCTGAGCAATCACTGGAGTTCCACTCGCCCGGAGCAAAGTCGCAGGGCATACGTGCGCTGGTCGCCCTAAGCCATGCCATTGCGGACCTGCGCGACTCTTTGGGGTCGATGCGCGAGATCGCGGCGGGCGTCAAATGGAACATGGGCGCTGACGGCGGCGAGTGGCACCCGCTTGATCGGAACGTGCATCCTGGGCAGGCGGCCATTCAGGCGGTGGCTTCGGTGCTCTCGGACCTGGACCTGCCCACGCTCTACAACTTGCGCTACGGCGGGATGCGGCGTTCGTCCGGTAAGGGCAACGGCATCGAGACTGGGCTTATCTACGTCGAGATGTCGATGGAGTCGATCTCTGGTCACAAGGCAGTCATCGACATTCCTGTCGTGGTGCGTCAGAGCCGGATGCTCGCGCCTGGCACGATGCTCTACAACGGCGAGCAGCGTGTCATCACGCAGTCGGCCTTCGACGAGATCCTCAAGCGCGGCACCTTCTACATAAAGGAGCCCGACCGCCGCAACATGTACGCGCCGCCTGTCGAAGGCTCACAGCAGCGGAAGGTGCCGCTGATGCGGCCCGGCGTTTACGGTCAAGGCTTGAACCGGCAGCTCTTCGCGCGCCAGGCCAATGTCGGCCTGCCTCCTCCTGGTTGGGACGTCAATATGGTCCCTGACCCAATAACGGGCGAAGAGACATGGAAGCTGGTAGACCCGCAGGGACAAGAGCATGCAACGAGTGGCCCTCCTCTGTATTTCGGGATGCTCAGCCAAGAAGAGGCCATTACTTACGCGCGTAAGCTCGATAAGCAGCAGAAGCATCAGCAGAATACACCCTCGCAGGATCAGCTCACACAACAGCAGGTTCTATTTGACCAGATGACACCTGAGCAGCGCGCGCAGAACATGGGCATGTCGATGCAAGGGCGCCGCGTCTTTGCGGGCCGCGACCTCGCGCACATCGACCCGGCTGAGCGTGAGCGCCCGGCCATCGTGGTCGGCTGCGACGTGAAGCCGACCGAGGAGCTGTGCGTCTACGGGCGTAACGGTAATCGCTGGACGATCCCAGCAGGCACTGCGGGCGTTGTGCTCACGGACACCGGTGCAGGCGCAGCCTACAAGGTCTGGTGGGAGGAGCTTGGCTTTCACGCGGTCGTTCCAGGGGACATGCTCAAGAAGGCATAGGAGTGGTGCGTGCTGATCGAAGTCGAGCCTATTCCCGACGACGGTGCCTCGCTGTGCGACGACATCGCGGGCATTCTTGCCGTCTCCGTCGGGACGGACGACAGCGGTCCACACGCTGACCTCGACCTGGAGGGCCGCGCCCTCATTGTCCCGGCGCCGAACGCGATCGAGTGGGCGACCGGCGACCGCTGGTGCAGCTCGAGCTCGCTCTTCGAGTTTGTTCGCTCCTACCAGACGATTCGCGACTTCTTCGAGCTGCGCTGTCCACTCTGCAACCCCGGCGGTGTAGAAGACGGTGAGCCCGGCGACTGCTGGGGTAAGAGCCGGATGTGGCTCGAGTCAGAGACGCTGTTGGTCTGGGACACCGCGAACCGCGAGGACACCTGCCCTCGCTGCCATACGACGCGGGCTGAGCTGGAGACAGACGGACTGCTCAAAGGCTACAACCAGATGCACCTAGTGGTCGGAATGCGTGCAGGCAAGTCGATGACCGCTGCGCTGATGGCGACCTTCTTTGAGCACCGCTATCTAACGATCGCGCACGGCTACCAAGGCGGCTTCCACGAGTACCTCGACATCACGAAGGCTGAGCAGTTCGAGGGGACCTTTCTTGCAGCTAACGCCGTCCAGTCCAAAGACACGATCTGGTCGAAGTACATGGGCTTTAGGACCAACTCGACCTGGTTCAAGCGCTACGTTCCGTGGTTGCGTCAGCAAGAGAAGCTCCAGCCTCGGACGGGTATGCGGCTGTGGCGCTACGAGGAGGCGTCTAACAAGATCATCAATGAGCACCCGAACGTGCGCCTGGTGATCAACTCGCTCAACACCAACTCCGGCGGTCAGGCCGGTCGTACGCGCGTGTGGGGCTTGGTCGACGAGCTCGCTCGGATGAAGCAGACCGAAGGCACGCAAGGCGCGCAGGAGATCTACCGAACCATCGAGGCGTCGATGCGCACGGTGCGTTCGCGCGTCACAGCGCTGAACGGACACCGCTGGCTCGGAGCGATGGTCTCGGTGACGTCGCCGATTGCGCGTGATGACGTAGCGATGCGGCTGCTGCGCAAGTCGGTCGACATCCCCGACATGTACTCGAAGCACTATCCGACGTGGCAGTTCAACCCACGCGAGCCGGAGGAAGGCTTCGAGAGCAACCGCATGAAGGACCCGATCGGCTGGCAGCGCGACTTCAAGGCTGACCCGGCCGGCGCAGAGTTCCCGCTCATCCACGACGAATACTCGTGGCGCATTCTTACCATCGACGAGGACCTGAAGCCGAACGCGCGCTTCGACTACTATGACCGCTACGCGGCGACCGGCCAGGAGTATGTGGCTGTCCGACTCCGCGACGCTGAGCTAACGATGGACATGAACCCGCGGGTCATCGTCTTCGACGCCGGCAAGAACTTCGACGCGTTCGCCGGCGCGTGCGCTCATCGCGAGGTCGAGGTTGACGACAACGGCCGCGAGCGGTTCATCACGGTCTTCGACTGGATCATTCGAATCCTGCCGACAGTCGGGACGGAGGTCTACTTCGACTCCGTGCGCGACCTGGTGCAGTCCATTCAGACACGGATGCTCATTTCGCGGGTCCAGTTCGACCGCTGGAACAGCGTGCAGCTCATTCAGCAGATCCGTGACATGGGCATCGAGAGCGAGCAGCACTCAATCAAGGACAAGGACTACGTCAACTTCAAGATCGCGTGCTACAGCCAGCTTGTACGCATGCTGCCACCGGACTCGAAGGACTTCAAGATGAGCGACGACGGCCGCTACCGCTGGGTCGAGGACCCACCCTTTATGTCAGCGGAGTCAGCGGCCATCTACGAGATGCTTGGACTCGAGCAGGACCCGGACACCAACCGTGTCTACAACCCGAACAAGGGCCGTGAGCGGGGCTGGAACTGCGGTCGAGGCGACACACCGGTGGCTCTGTCTGACGGCTCCCGTAAGCTGCTGAAAGACGTCGAGGTCGGCGACCAGGTGCTTGATCGAACCGGGCGGGTTCAGCGCGTTGAGCGTCAGTGGTGCGAAGGAACGCCGTCACAGCTCTCCGAGCTCAAAGTGTATGGCCGCCCACCACTGTACTTCACCAAAAATCACGAGTGGCCAGTCTGGGCTTGGGCACGCCATTGCCAGTGCGGCTGTGGCGCAGACATCAAGCCGGGGAAGCTGTATGCCTCCGGACATAATGGAGGTCGCGGCAGTGGGCAGGGTGGTGTTGTTGTCTGGACCAGCGCGAGCGGCAACAAGCACTGCGCGCGCCTGCCTGACGGGTACGATCCTATCCAGCGGTTACAGACAAGCGAGATGCGAAAGGACGATTTCCTCCTCGTTCCCCGGAAGTTTGACCCGGTTGACACTGACGTAACGGAAGACAAGGCACGGCTGCTGGGCTATTACGCTGCCGAAGGTCATCTCCGCGACGGAAAGATTTGGTTCGCTTTTGGTGCACATGAACGGGACACGTGGGTCGCTGATGTTACTTCCATTCTGGAAAAAGAAGGTATCCCGTCAACCGTGAAGTGGGTGCCGTCCAAAAAGCCAGAGTACACCGACGACGAAACGCGCGGCGGTATTGTCATCTGGACGCGCAACCTTCAAGGCAAAGTAGACACAACGCCCCTGCAAGACTGGCTGCGAGCGCACGCAGGCGTCGGTGCCCGAGCGAAGCAGCTCAGCGAGGAGGTCATGCGGTGGCCTGTGCGCCTGAAGCGTCAGTTCTTGATCGGGCTGTTTCGCGGAGACGCTACACAGGGCTGGAGCACAAGCGGTGACGGCTATGCGCGATTCGGCGTTGTGCTGGGCGTCGTAGCGGAGACGCTCGTTGACCAGGTTGTCCTGCTGCTTGCCCAGTGCGGGTTCCCTACTCGACGGACGATCACGCGCTATGCGAGCGCTCACCAAGCAGACATGCACTATGTCAAGATTCCTGTGCCTTGGGCTTACGACTTTGCAGAGATGGTTTGGGGGCGCTCCGTTGAGCGTAAGACTTCAGCCCGTCCATCACGTTCAAGCCCGATGGTCGACGACGACTTTGTTTACCTGCCGATCCAGCGCGTGCAGCTCGTTGACAACGACGAGCCCGTCTACAACCTGACAGTGAGCGGTGACCATAGCTACCTCGTCGGCGGTGTTGCGACGTGGAACAGCAATGACGTCGCGCAGGTCTGCGTGCACGCGCACAAGCTCATCCAAGAGCTGGGCTACACTGAGAAGCAAGGCGACCGGTCACGGCGTGCAGCTAAACGTCGTGCCGAAGGCGGCGCAGCGCAGTGGGGGCAGCGTAGTGGCGGAGGCGTAGCTCGCAACCAGGGCGCGGCCTCGGTCCGTAACTGGTCCACGAAGCGAGGTTGGTGATGGGCTGGTCGGGACTGGAACTGCGCCAGAACTTTGAGCGCATCTATGCGAACTTGCCTAGGTCTACACCTGAGCAGCAGCAGAAGCTCGTAAGCTACCTGGCCGCGCTGACCAGCATGATGGAAGACGCCGGTGACGGAGAGCTAGTCGCTGCGTACCGTGCGGCAGGTCTGTCTGCGCACCCTGAGGCTGGCGTGATTATTGATTCGTTGAAGCCGCAGCCGCTACCTAAAGCCTACCTGGCTGGACCAGGACGTGTAGATGTCGACACATTCAAAACCGGGTATGAGCCTGAACTCCCTGAGCCGGACTGGGACGACGACGACTACGTGGCGTGTCCAGAGTGCAGTATGGAGACGCTCGACAGTCCAGAAGGCTGCGAATACTGCGGTGCGGAACTGGTCTTTGACAGGGAAGCTGCGGTTGATCCGGTGTTTACGGACGAGAATGAGCTGGACAGGGCGCTGGAAGATCCTGCTGACGGCTCTCCCGGTGGCGGGGTGGGTACGCTGTTCACTGAGCTGTATGGTCCGGCTATCGAGTCGGACGATGCCTTGGTTCCGAGCCGCTCGACTGAGGACGTGAAACACAACGACCGCACGCGCGAGACGACTGCGGCGGTCGACGACGCGCCGCCTGGCTACGGTCTGCCGTACGCGTCTCCTGGGCAGCGTAAGCCGCACCCGCGCTCACCTGAAGCCGATGAGCTAGACTACCCGCTGTACGGGGATGACGTCTACATGCGTGAGCTGCGGAACCGCGACAAGCCTTCTGTCGAGGAGCGCGACATTGAGCTGGCGAGCGTCGAGGTGGTGCCTGGGCAGGGCTATGAAAACATTCGCGCGGTGCTCTCGTTGGCAACGGACGCTGAGCGGGACTACTGGGCGCGTTGGTACGACCGCGGCGCCGCCGATGTCGAGGAGCTGGCGGCAGTGTATTCGCTGCCGAAAGACCGCGTTGCCGGTGCGACTGCCGTGCTGTCACCGCAGCTTCGGTGGGAAGAGAACATCGACGCGACAGAGAAGATCATCGTCGGTCGGCGCGCGCCGGCTTACGGGCAGAACCAGACGAAGGCCAAGCGGATCATCGAAGAAGGCGCGCTGGAGCTCGTCAGCGGGCCGAAGGTCGAGGTCTTCTATGAGTCGCTTATGGCGCCCGAGGAGACGCGGAAAGAGATCGTGCTTGACGGGCACGCCATCAACATCTGGCGCGGCGTGAAGGTCCGGCTTCAGAACCAGCCGCCGTTGACGGACGATGAGCGCGAGCAGGTCATTCGAGACTACGCGCAGGCTGGGCTCGACGAGGGTCTAGAGCCGCAAGAGATCCAAGCGATCACCTGGGCGATGTGGCGAGCTGCGGGCGCGCCTGCTCCTGAAAAGCCCGCGCCGCAGACCCGGCTGCACGTGGGGCGCCGCACGGCTGAGCACGTCGACGCTGAGAGCTTCTGGCGCGAGTACATCACGCGCGTCGAGGAGCACGCTGCGGGCGCCGACGAGGATGACGACCCCGATGACCTCGACATGGAAGCGGGCGGCATGGGCGTGAGCCTGAAGGACCTGACGAATGGCCGTGTCGATGCGCCGCTCGCGCAGTCGACGCCGTGGGACCAGAGCTACGGCCAGACCCGCGACGCCGACAACTATGAAGGAGGGGGCTCGATGATCCACATGGGCGCTGCGGCGTACCAGCCGCAAGAGGGTGACGTCATTCGCGGCGACGGTGGTAAGCGTGTGTACCGGCTAGGGACTCCGAGTTACGGCGGGCTCGGTACACGGTGGCGTCTCGAAAAGCCGGACGGTGACTACACCCAAACTTTTGAGGATGACCTCATCCGCGACGTAGCGAAGGGACACTGGGTTGTTGAGCGCGACGGGCAGCCGCTCAGCGTAGAGCCAGCCGGGCCAATAAAGTGGTCGTGCGGGCATCGTCGTGAAGAGGACGATGATTCGTGCCCGATCTGTGATGCGTTTGGGCGCCCGCGCGTGACTGCGCAAAAGGCTGTCAGCGTGCGCGAGTTTGAGGACGACGAGCTGTGGGACTTGCTCATTCTCGAAGGTCCGCCCGATGACTGCGAAGAAGACGATGTTCGCGCGTGGACTGGTGATCCTGCTTACGACGCCGCAGTCCGCCCTGTCGGCGTGCAGCTTCGTGACGAGGTCGACATTGCGCTCAACGACTTCTTCTATCTGTGGCTGCACGGTCCGCAGAAGCCGCCGCTCGACCAGCTCCCTGTGTGGGACCAAGCAGTGACCGACGCGGTCATCGACTGGTTCGAGACAGGCAGCGGCATCTGGTACACGTGGCTTTCGCTCGAAGGACACGGCACAGGTATCTGGGACAAGCTCGCTGATGAGCTGCACCCCAACCCGGACAGAGACACCATCGCGGACGTGCTGCACCAGTACATCACAGCGCAGCCGAACGTGCAGTATGCCCATCAGGCACTGTTGGGCGTTTTGCAGAACCAGATGTTCGACGCCTGTCCTGAAGACGCTGATGACTTTGACGAAGACCTTAGCGACGAGCCTGAAGCGACGTTGCCCGCTAAGTGGAGCTGTGGGCACACGCGGGAAGAGGGTCAGGACTCTTGCAAGATTTGCGACCTGTTTGGGCGCCCGCGTGTGACTGCGCAGCGACAGCCCTGGGTCTGCGTCGACATGGACGGGACGATCCTCGAGAAGCCTGAAGGCGCGCGGACGCAGCAGGACTACATGACCAACTTCGGTGACCCTATCGACGGAGCTGCTGACGCGCTGCGTGAGCTGGCGTCGCTGGGCTGGCGCATCTCGATTTACACAGCGCGGTTCCAAGACCTCGACGAGGCTGAGACTGCGCAGCTCGAAGGCGCGATTGCGGCTCACCTCCGGTCGTGGCAGATACCATTCACGGACGTGTGGACCGGACGTAAGCCGCAGTGCGATTACTTCGTCGACGACAAGGCGATCCAATTCGACGAGGACTGGTCCGCTGTGTTGACACAGCTCGCGGTGGAGCCCATGCCCAAGAAGCCAGACAAGACTGACAACGACGGCAGCGCAGCAGGTTCGATGGACTCACTCGTTGATCCACTTGCAGATGAGGCGCACGGGCGCACCGTCGATTTCGCGCCGTCGCCAGGCCGGCCAAGAGTAGAGGACGTGTTCGGATGAGCGACGGAAAGAAACAAGGCGGAAGCAGCGGACGTAGACCGCCAGGACCTGCTGGCCTCGGCGGCATTCATGATGCCGTTCGTCGCGAGGCCGCTGCAGATCCATATGTGCACGGCGCTGACCGAATGCACAGCGGGATGCCTCCCGAGGTTGCTGCGAAGATGCATCAGCGCATGAGCAGCTTCGTGCCGAAGATCACGACAGGTGCGGCTCGCGCTGAAGACTTCTTCGACGGCATCCTGCCTGAGGGTGCGAATCTGGCGCCGGGCGCTGGCAAGGGCTATCGTGAGGCGCTTCAGAAGTCTGCAAAGGTCGGAAAGAGGGAGGCTGCTAGCGGTGGGTTCTCGGGGACGATCTCGGACAGCTCGTCGGGCGGCTCGTTCTCGACGACGCAGCGTCCATACCAGCCGGAGTTTGAATCGCCGGACAGGCAGCAGTACCCCGTCCATCGCAACCTCGCGAACATCTATTGGCGCCTCTTCTACAAGCTCGACCCGATCATCGGTAATGGCGTCGACATGTTCTCAGAACTTGCTTGGGGCAACTTTGAGCTGGTTGGTGAGGGTGTCGACGGCGAGATCAAGGACACGCTCGAGCTCATGTGCGAGACCACCCAGGTCCGCGCGATGCTCCCCTACTTCGTGAAGGAGTACCTCGTCCTGGGCGAAGCGTGCCCGCATCTGTTCTACGACGAGGACGCCAGCATCTGGAGCTACATCGGGATGCACAACCCCGACCAGCTGGAGGTCATCTACACACCGTTTGTGAAGATGGACCCGATCGTGCGCTTCAAGCCAGACATGCGGCTGCGCCAGGTGCTCACGTCGCAGCACCAGATGACGACGGCGCTGCGTGAGTCGATGCCGGCTGAGCTGCTCAACGCGCTCACTTCGGGACAGCACATTGAGCTGAGCCCTACCAACTTCACGTTCATTGCGCGCAAGATGCATCCCTACGATGTGCGCGGCACCTCTATCCTCTCGCGTATGTGGCGCGCGCTCATGTACGAGGATGCGATCTTCAATGCGAGTATCGCGACCGCGCGCCGTCACGCCGGTCCCATCAAGATCGCGAAGCTGGGTGATCGCAACACCGGCTGGATCCCTGACCCTTCACACGAGCGTAAGCTCTTGGAGCTGCTGGCCCAGGCTGAGATCGATGTCAATGCGTGGATCGTCTACCACTACGGCGTCGAGTTCGACATGGTCGGCACCACGGACCGGGTGATGACCATTGATAGGCACTGGGAGCTGATCGAGCGCATCAAGCTCATCGCGCTTGGGATCAGTAAGGCTTTCCTCCATGGGGAGGTTACCTATGCGTCAGCGGCCTCTGGCCTGACCGTATTCTTGCAACGTCTGAAGGCGCTGCGCGAGTTCTTCGAGAACACCTGGATCTATCCCAAGTTCTTCCGGCCTATCTCGGTCATGAACGCCTGGGTCAAGCCGACGCAGGCCGAGCTCGCGCATAAGGTGCGTACGCGGCGGTCACACCGTGAGCTGCTTGAGGATAACCGTTATATCGTGCCGCGGCTCGAGTGGGACCGTCAGCTGGACCCCAGCGTGGACCAGGCGCAGATCAACGCCATACAGGCCTTAACTCAGATGGGGATCCGCTTCAGCAAGCAGACACTCAGCAGTCTGGTCGGGCGTGACTGGGAAGAGGAGCTCAACCAGCTCGCTCGCGAGACAAAGATCGAACAGAAGGTTCTCGAAGAGAACCCTGACCTCATGTACGCCCAGGGGCCGGGCGGTGAAGGCGGAGCACCAGGCGGAATGCCGGGTGGTGGTATCGGCGACCCGAACGGAATCGTCCCAGGTCTGCCAGATGAGGCCCTTGGCATAGAGCCTGGCACAGACGGGCCTGATATGGGTGGCACACCGGAGCCTGGTGGCGAGGAAACTGCGGGTATCCATGCAGGTGAGGGTGACGAAGGCGGTCCCGGCCGCGAGGGCGACGACGCCGAGGACCCTGAAAAATCGGCCATATTGGCGGACTTTCGGCGGCTATTGGCTGGAGATTTGCCGGAAGAGGAGGTCTTTGTGAACCTGTGGGCTCACATGGAGGAGACTGGCACAGTTCAGCAGCTTGAGGACCTTCTTTTGGCACACGACCCAGGCGCAGTTGACCTCATCGAAGACTGGTTGCTTGACATCGGCGGCCCGGTGGCACGGGTCCGTGCCATTGTTTCCTCCATGAAGCATATCCTAAACGAGGAAACATTTTCGGATGAGCGCTCAGCGAAGCTGCTTCAGTGGGAGCGGGAAATGGCCGAGGAGTCCGTAAATTGGGGTGGAAGCGGCCTTTTGGTAGGGAAGGGCACGCCTCCGCGACGCTAGACTCCTCCCGCGCGGCTGCCGGTACGCTGCTCCTATGTTGGCGTGAGCGGGGAGAACCAGGGTCTCGGCTTCCGCAAGACGGGACGCGGCACCTCATTAGGGGTTGTCCGTAAACCGTCTGAGCACCAGGACCGCAAGGCTGGCACGACCGACACCGCCGAACAGGAGCGCGAGAACGAGAACTCGCGACCTGCGCACACGACGACTGGCTCCGGGCAGGGACAGTAGTGGGCGCACTTCCTTCCTTCGATGAGGCGTTCAACCGGCGTACCGCTAAGGTGCGTACAGTTGCGCGTGGTGTTCATGATGTGCGAGCTGGCGGGCTCCGGAAGCTCGCTCGCGAAGAGCTGGGAGTCGGCGGCGGTGCGCCACTTTCGCAAGCCGTCGGCACCAGCTACTTCATTGGGGGCGCACGGAAGCTCGACGTTCGCGGACTGGTTGAGCGGGTCGCAGACCTGTATTCGATCAGCCCCGACCCGAGCGACTACCTATTTGAGGCCATTCGGGCCAACACGACGAACGCGCCAAACGAAAACAATGACGGCTTTCACCAGAATGAGCTGCTTCGTTTCGACCTCCGGCTCGGAATGCCTGTCTACTACACGTACAGCGGTAAGCCGCACCACGTAGACCATCGCACCGAGAACCCGCACGCAGCCCGTGGCGTCATTGTCGACTCGCACTACAACACAGACACGCCGCCACTGACGCACTGCCCTGGCTGTCGTCTCAAGACAGCTGATCGGCAGAACCGCGACGAGTCCGGCCTGCATTGCCGCCGATGCGGCACACTGACGGCAGACCACTTTGTCGAGATCCTAGTCGGCGTCGACATGAAGAAGGACCCGCTGTTCGCTGAGGGTGTCCGTACCGGGCGCTTGGCCGCGGGTTCGATGGGCTGTAATTGCCTCTCGACTGTTTGCAACGTCTGCAACCACGTCGCCTATTCGCGCCCTGAGTTCTGCGAGCACATTCGCTCCGGCAACAAGGGCTCTCTTTGGGTCCGCAAGCACGGTGGCTGGGCCAAGAGCAACAAGACCGAGGTCGGCCGCGCGCTCAGTAAGCGCGGCTACAAGTTTATCGAGAACGACTTCTGCTACGTGAAGCTCGACGGCTTCGAGGCGCGGAAGGCGTTCGAATACTGCCAGGGCGTGATCTTCGACGAGTATTCGCGCGTTGATCAGCCTGCCGATCCCAAGGCGCTTCAGCGAGAGATCCTGAAGGCCGCTCACGTTCAGGTCCCGGCGGGTGAGGTGCCGACTCCGGCCCAGCTTCGATTGGAGACCGAGCACCTGTTGCGCGCCGCCGCCCAGGTTGAAGAGGAGTCTCAGATGAGTCGCAGCGCCAGTAACCGAACCGCGATGGATATGCCAGGCGATGACCTGGGTATGGCCGCTGACATGGACCTGGAAGCCCTCGAGCTTGCGCCCGGCGAGGTCGCTGAGGTTCGACGTGTCGACGAGGCCGAGGGCGAGATGTTCTCTGGCGATGAGGAGCTTCTCGACGAGAACGGAATGCCGCTCGACCCAACGGTGGCCGGCGACGTGCCTGCGGCGCCCGGCGCTCCTGGCGTCGCACCGATGGGCATCGAGCAACTACAAGAACAACAGACCGGCGTGCCAGCAGGCCCCGCTGGCTTGGCAGCGACCGCACCACAAGCGAGCCGAACGGCTCCACGCGGAAAGAGTCGTCGGAGGACTGCAATGCGTCGTTTCGCTCAAGCGTACGCGGACTGGACTGTTGAGGTGACTGAGCAGGGCAACGCCCGCCTCCTCGACGGCAACAAGAACGCTCTTCTGGTGGTGCGCGGCTCTGCGACACAAGTGGAGGCTCGGCATGAGTTCGGCAAGCGTGTCCTCGCCACGGTCCTTGACCACGGTGTCGTTGAAGCTGCTCGGCGGCTGAAGGCGCTGTGGACACCTAAGGTTGCTCAAGTCGTCGACGGCGCCATGAACGACATGCAGGGATACGACGACCACAACCAGCATGGGTCCGTTCTCGACGGCGAGGACAACGACATGCAGCTCTCTCGCGAGACGCCTCCGGCGGATACGCGTGTTGACGCGGTCGGCTCGGACGACATGGCTGAAGACGGCCGCGGCTCACCTCCGGCGCACACGCTCGAGGACGGCGAGATGGACCACGAGAAGAGCGTCGAGCAGAACCCCAGCTCGCTCTCGGCAACTGACGAGGACACCAACGACATGGAGCACAAGCGACCTCCCTACAACGTCGGGAAGGGCAAGTCTCCGCTGGATGACGGCATCGTTGACCATGCGATGGGCCAGACCGCCAAGCGCAAATACGCCTCCAAGGCCAGCGCGTCCTCTGCGCTGAAGCAGCTCCTCAAGGTCGGCAGCTCGATCAAGCACGGCCCGAGCGGCGAGAGCTGGAAGGTCACGGACGTGAAGCGGTCGAGCGCCAAGGAGTGTCAGTTCTTCGGCCCTGTCTCGGCGGTCGTACAGAAGGGGAGCTCGATGCGCCGCATTGGTGCGCGTGACCTGCTTGACTACTGGCACGCGCTCGACGCCAGAAAGCCTGCGCCTTCTCTCGAGGATCGTCGGCGGGCCGCTGCGCCGCCGCCTGCTGCGCCGCCAGCTGCAGCCGCCGTCTCTGACGCCGAGCGCAAGAAGTATGAGGCGCGGCTCCAGAAGCTGACGCTGTCACGCATCGCTAAGGTCAAGGCTGAAGCCGAGGCTGACGCGGGGCTGAAGATTCACGCAGGCATTGATGCCTTCTGCCGCGCACTCCGCATCGTCGCGAAGCGTCAGTCTGCCGGACTTGAGCGGTCGCCAATTCGGCAGGCTGCTGAGGCCGCGCTCTGTGAGCGTCGAGCCATCGGCACGGACGCCGCATCGCGACAACCGATCATGTTCGACGGGCTCGATAACGAGCTGGGCAGCTACCTCGCTGCACAGATCGAGCAGCTCGGACAGAGCGACCATCTCGAGCTTTCGATTCGGCGCGCACGCGAGCTGATGAAGAAGGGTGACCAGTACCTGCTGGACGCCGAGGCTGATCTCAAACGAGTCGAGCCCTCTCTTCCGAAGGTCACCGCCTCGGTGCTCACGCCGGTTGACCCGGCTGCGCTCCAGGCAGCTCAGACACGGCAAGCTGCTGTGTCGGGCAATTTTCAGGTCACCCCTGCTCCGGTCGATGACGTTCCAGTCGGGAACGTCGGGAACAAGCGGAGCGCGATCCGCGGCGCGGTCAATGGGACGTTGGTGAGCAACACGCTCAACCAGCTTCGCCAGGATCCGTCCTAGCCGCTCACACATGACAAAGGAGTAGAGAAGAATGGGTTCTCTCAATGACGGCAGCCCGGATCTTGCATCGTTCACGGGCCAAGTGTTCAAAAAGGGCCTCGACCTCGGTCGATGCACCATCAAGCGCGACCTCGGCGTGTACACGACCGCGGACGGCACAACGCTTCGTGCGGGACAGCTTGTCTCGCGTGACGCCACTGGCCTCGTGATCCCGGCGACGGGCGCGGATGTCTTTGGTGTCGCGAAGTGGAACAAGCAGCAGTTCGGCGTTTCTGTGAACGTCGACGAGCCGCTCGTGTTCACCTCGGCGGCGCAGGTGCTCAACCTGAAGCGTCCCAACGTGTCCAACGTGGCCATTCGCGCGGCAGCAGGCTTCGGCTCTGCAGCCATCGCGCAGGCGGGCAACTACACAGTGGTTGCCGCCAACGGCACCGTCGCGGACATCGGCGGCAACCTGGTCGCGCTCGGGACGGTCTATGTGACCTACACCTACGCGCTCGCTGACGCCGACTTCGAGTTCGACGGCAGGGACTTCAGAAACCAGGCGAACGACGATGTCACGGGGTCCGAAGGCAAAATCACAGTCATCACCGACTGGTCGCTGCTCTACACGATGGAGTGGGCCTCGGGCGCCGGCATCACGGGCGGTGCGACGATTGGCGACTACGCTCTGACCGGCGCGGACTCGAACTTGTACTGCGACGCGCTGGGCAAGTTCAGCAACATCGCGACGGCCAACGAGTACGTCGGCAAGGTGTTTCAGCTGCCGACCGCCCAGGACCCCTACATGGGCGTGACTGTCAGCGGCAACCCGGTGGAAGTCTGATCAACTGTTCGGAAGAACGGAAAAGGAAGGAAAGAAAGATGCCAACGGCACTCAACCCGTATCGCGGTATCGCTTCCGGGCAGCAGGCTCCCTCGCAGCAGCGACAGGCCTCTCGGAACGATCCCAACCCCTATGCACAGCACGTGCAGACCAACGAGGCGCCCGCCATCCAGCAGGCGCGTCAGGCTGGTCTCGACCAGCGGCTGCCTCAGTACGCGCAGCCCATTCAGCGGTTTGCGTCGCACGAGGACGAGCGGTCGTTCGCGCCTGAGGGCACGTTCAACCCGCAAGCCTACGGCGGACACCAGTGGCGAGCTGGCATCCAGCAGGCGATTCCGGACCCGCGGCAGCGCGCGTTCGACAACCGCGGCGAGATCAACGCCTGGGACACTCGAGATGCGCTGAAGCAGATCGCGCACGTGCTCCAGTCGTCGGTGAAGGACGCCAAGACGGCGCGCTTCAAGCGACAGGCTGCCACGAAGATGACCGACGAGCGTCGGCGCATCCTCGCGGCTGCGGCTCAGGACCCCGAAGGCTTCGCGATCATGGGCCAGGAGCTCTTGCTCCCGATCAAAGACCTTGTGGATTACGAGGGCTGGAGCCGTAAGGTCTACCGTGTACGACCACTCGCTCAAGGCGAGCTGTTCCGTATCGCGAAGGACGTCCGCTCCACGGCGTGGGTTATCGGTCAGGACGGTCAGGGCATCGAGTCCCGCCTGTTCGGACGGTACGTCACTCCTTCGGAGTTCAAGATCGGCTCCTTCCCCACGATCGACATCGAGGAGATCTACCAGGTCAACTACGACATCCTTGATCGTGCGCAGGACACCGCTCGTCAGGAGATCGAGCTCGAGGAGGACAAGAGAGGCCGCGCGCTGATCGACGTCGCTTCGCAGACCGTCAACGCGGTCACGGGCTTCGGTACTCTCGGCGTCGGCGCCTTTGAGGACATCCGGTTCCAGGTCGAGAAGCACAGGCTCGTTGTTGAGAAGTTCCTCATCAACCGTGCCGAGCTGAGCGACATCGTGAAGACGATGAGCACTCAGGTGGACCCGGTGACTGAGCGTGAGCTCATCCTCGCCGGCTACATCGGGAGCTTCCTGAACGCCGTCATCCTGACCAGCGCGGGCACGGGCGTCGAAGAGGTTGTCCCTGCGGGCACCGTCTACGCGACGACCGGGCCGGAGTACATGGGCGAGATGGGCATTCGTGTTGAGCTGTTCTCTGAGCCGTTCAACATGTTCAGCCAGATGCGCTTCGTCAAGGGCTGGGCCTTCGGCGAGATCATCGGCTTCGTGATCGTCAACCCGCGCTCCTGCGCTAAGGGCGAGAAGTAAGCCACAGGCTCTCTTTCTCTGGGGGCGTCAGCCTCTTCCTAGGACCGGGTGGCTCATGGCGCAGCCACCCGGTCCACTCAACAGCGCCGTTCCGAACCGGCCGGGAAAGCCGAGGCACAAACAGTGGGTCGAAGGAGGCTACGGCCGGATGACGTGCTTGTCGTCGATGCGAGTAGACAGTTCGTGGACTATGTCCAGTCTGGATTCGCAAGACGCCTTGTCCGAGGTGGATTTGTTTCCGTCTTGCGTCGTTCGCCCTTCACGGTCATTCTGCCGCCCGGACAGCGGGTGCTCCCCAAGATCGACTGGCGTGCGAAGAAGGAAACAAAGATGCAACCGCAATACCGCCAGCCTGGCACCAATTCATTCAACTGGCTCAAGTTCTTCGAAGAAGAGAAGGACATCTGGATCCAGAACATCAGCGCCATGCAGTGGTCCTTTGAGATCGAGCTGGGCGCCGGTCAAGACCACCCTGTCCTCCTGCCGCAGATGCCTGACCCGTACTGTCTGTCAGACGAGGTCGCCTTCGAGCTGCTCAAGAAGAGCACCAAGCTCCGAAAGATCGTCGGCAAGCGCAAGAAGGGTCAGCCGGTTCTTCGGCTCATGGACGGCGAAGAGGCGCACGCCTGGTTTCAGAATAAGGCGAGGCAGCGCAACATGATGGACGCCAACGGTGAGCCCGATGTCGACGCGGCGATGACACACGCGCAGCAGCGCTACGTCGAGCTGACCACGCAGCAGACCGCTGGCCAGCAGGTTGGCGCAGACGGCAACTTCCACTTTGCTCCGCCAAAGTCGGCGCAGGAGCTGATGGCGTCGCAGCAGCCACAACAGTCGCCGATGAACGCTCGTGACCTGGTCGCGATGAACGAGGCCCGCCGGGGCATGGGCAACAACCCAGTCTCGGCGCTTTCGGCGGAAGAGGCGCAGATGATGCAGCGCCAGGCCGGCGGCTTCGCGAACGTGGGCGCCGAGCAGATCACGCTGGATGAAGCGATCAACCCACACGTCCTGCATCTCTGTCAGCAGGTCTCACTGCAGCTCAAGCCGAACGACCGGATGCCGGCGGCCGACTTCTTCGAGCGAATCCAGACGATGGGTCCGAGCCTCACCGCAAATGACCTCCAATACGTCGAGTCGCACGGCACCTACAAGACGGTGAAGAGGTGGGCTGCGATGCAGCTCCAAGAGCGGTTTGGGGGCGGTGACGAGGGTATCGAGGACGGCCTCGGCGACTCGCTCCTTCAGCCTGCGAGCGCGCCGACCAACAGGCAGTCGGCACCACGTATGACGGTAGACTCTGGCAACGCGCCGTCACGTGCGCCTGTCGCGCCGCAGTACATGGAGCATCTGCATCAGCCGCCCACGGGCTTCGCTAACGGACCAGGCGTTGCGGCTGAGCCGCAGGGGCTTGTCGACGCGCGCGGGAATCCCGCCGGAGGAATCAACCAGCTATGACCACGTACGGTTGGCAGCGCACCCAGCGCGTGAATGTTCCTAACGGAGGCTCCGTTTCGGTGCCGCTGCAAAACCGTGACGTGCTCGAGAAGCTCACCATCTGGGCGTCTGCTGGGGTGGTGAGCACGCTCTCTTTTCAGCTTCAGGTCAACGGGGTGAACTTCGGTGCTGCCGTGGCCTTTGCTGGCCCAGGCGTCCTGTCCGAAGTCGTCTTCCAGGCCGAGGACGGCACCAACGGCTCTTATCTCATTCCCGTGGCACCGCGGGAGACGGTCGCGCAGAAGGATCCCTCCTCCCTGCCGCATCCGTTCGGTGCTGTTCTCGTCATCACCGACACCGCCACCGCTGGTGGTCAGGACGTGACCGTCTTTATGACGGCCATCGGGAGGGGTGGAGGCTGATATGTTTCGACTCATTATTCTCGCTTGGATGTTGCTGCCCGGCGTGTCGCTAGCTCAGGGCACCTCGACAATAACCTCGACTGCGGCCGGCGGTGTGCCGCTAGACTCCGTCGGAGGGCTGCTCGAAGCCATCACCGCAAAAAACTGGCCGGCGGCTGCGGGTTTCGTGATCATGCTCGTGGTCTGGGCGCTCAAAAAGTACCGCGTTCTGGAGAAGATAAAGCTCGGCAGCAAGTGGGGTATCCGCGCGAGCGTGGTCATTCTCTCTGCGTTGACGGCTCTCGCCGGCGGTCTGATGGACGGGCTGCCTCCAGCCGAGGTCGTCATCGCGACTCTGCAGGCGGCTGGTTCCGCATTCGGCAGCTGGGAGACGCTCGGCAAGATGCTGCGTGACGTCGCCGCCAAAAAGAACAAGCCCGAGGCACCTGAGGCGTCTACAGAATGAGCGACGAGAGCGCCATCGCGACTACGCTGTTTGGCGCTGCTGCGGGCTTCATGGCCAACTGGGCGA